TCCTTACGCCGCGTTCGGTGCGCAGATGTTTAACATACCCGGACTTAGTAAGGAAAGCCACCCTGACCTACGGCAGTCTGCGAAGAGCGCATTGCTCGGTTGCGGTTATGGGTTGGGGTGGGCAGCGTTCGCGTCACAACTTCTCACGGGATTTCTGGGGGCGCCACCGCAACGGTACGATTTGGGCTTTGCAAAGAAACTTGGTGTTACCCAAGCCATGGCGCAGAAGTTCCTCGACTGGGACGTGAACGTTGAGAAGCTCCAAGAGATACCGCACACCTGTACAACCAAGGAGCTAGTCATCCACTGCCTAGCGGCCAAGGCCATCATCGACAAGTACAGGGCTACGGCTACGCCTGTGGTGGACTTCTGGAGTCTGAACACTGAGCTTATCCATGAGTCGCTGTACAAGGGTAAGGAGTACAAGCACAAGTGTTTGACGTACCGCAAGGGGGAGATCGAGTTACCCTCTGGCATGAAACTGCTGTACCCTGACCTCAACATCAGGCGCTTTAAAGATCCGGCCACAAATAAAGAGCAAACAGAGTGGACATACGGGCCAGATCGTACTAAAATATATGCAGGAAAAATAACCAACAATGTCACGCAGGGCGTAGCGAGATGCGTGATGACTGATGGTATGGTGCGTACTGCAAAGAGATACTTTGTGGCGGGAACAGTGCATGACGAGCAGATCGTTGTGGTTCCTGATGCAGAGGTGCAAGAAGCTAAGACTTGGGTCTTGGCTCAAATGACTATGGAGCCGCCCTATATGCAGGGCATTCCATTGGACGCTGACGGTGGCGCACACCGTAGGTATGGGTTAGCAAAAAACTAAGGAGAAGAATGAAGTTACCAACAAGAATGAGAGTCGGCAGAAAGTGGTACAGCGTGGAGGTGGTGGAAGCCATGCTCCACCGCAAGGACATGGGGCGCACGTTCTACCCAGAGCAGTGCATCCGTCTTGGCAAAGCAAGCAACATCACTGGACGTAAGTTCACCAAAGATGAACTGGCCGACACATTTTGGCACGAGGTGGTACACGCCATATTGGAGGACATGGGACAGCATGACCTTAACAACAACGAAGCGTTCGTTACCCAGTTTGCCAACCGATTAACAGTAGCCATCAGAACAGCGAAGTTCGAATGAAAAAACCAGCATGGTCACACAGCAGCCTAAAAGATTTTGAGGGCTGTCAGCGCAGGTATCACGAGGTCAAGGTCTTGAAGAAGTACCCCTTCCAAGAGACTGAGGCCACGCGTTACGGCAATCAGGTACATCAGGCCATCGAGGACTACATCAGGGACAAGAAGCCGATACCGCCTGAGTATGCGCAGTTCCAACCTGTAGTGGACGCCATGCTGAGTAAGTCAGGCAGAGCACTTGCTGAGTACGAGATGGCCTTAACGGTGGATTTACGCCCTACCAACTGGAAGTCTCCTGACGTTTGGGTTCGAGGCATTGCCGACATCCTGATCGTTAACGATGACAACCTGACCGCATGGGTGGGGGATTGGAAGACAGGCAACAACAAGTATCCCGACAGGGATCAGCTTGTACTGATGTCGCTCATGGTCTTTGCTCACTTCCCGCACATCCGCAAGGTCAACTCTGCGTTGCTGTTCATTGTCAAAAATGATATGGTCAAGATGCAGATGACACGCGATCAAGCCGAAGCCTTTTGGTGGAAGTATCGTGAGCGTACTGCGCGTCTTGAAGCATGCTTTGAGAACGATGTATGGAACCCCAATCAAACCCCACTTTGCGGATGGTGTCAGGTCACCGGATGCGAGTTCAACCCTAAACATTAGGAGTAATGATGACACAGACCAACGGCAAGCGTGACTACAAACACGCCTACAAACTGCAAAAGAAAACAGGCGAGACAGCCGATCAAGTCGAACGTCAGAAAGCTCGTAGAGCCTATGACAAGAAAGGTGTTGAGCGTACAGGCAAGGACATCGATCACATCAAACCGCTACGTGCGGGAGGTAAGTCAGTAACAGGCAATACCCGCCTCCGTAGTAAGAGCGCCAACCAGAGCGACAACGGAAAATAATAGCTTGGAGAAGCAATGGAAATCGTAGAAGACAGAGCACTTATCTTACGCACAAGGAACCCGCACAAATACAAAGTCATACCCAAACACAAGATCATCGAGCGCATGGATGGTGGCTACGATGTGGCAGTGTATTGGGGGCTTGATGAAGCGCGGGTCTTGCGTAACCTAGGTGTTAAAAATGTACCGTCGCCTATCACTAGGCGCTATGACTGGCCGGGGCGTTACAAGCCCATGGCTCACCAGATCGAGACGGCAGCGTTCTTGACGCTGTGCCGTAGGGCATTTGTGTTCTCGGAACCCGGCACTGGCAAGACTTTGTCAGCACTGTGGGCGGCTGACTACCTGATGAAGCTAGGCAAGGTGCGTAGGGTTCTCATCCTGTGCCCCCTGTCGATCATGCACAGCGCATGGATGGGTGACATCAACAACAGCATCATTCATCGCTCGGCAGTTATCGCGCACCATCCTCAAGCTAGTCGGCGCATCGAGATGATTCAGCGAGATTACGAAATTGTAATCACGAATTACGAAGGCTTGAACCTGATTGCCGAAGAGGTGGCCAACGATGGGCGCTTTGATCTTGTGATCGTGGACGAGGCCAACGCCTACAAGACCATCACAACCAAACGCTGGAAGTCTCTGGCATCGATCCTGAACCCTAACACCTACCTGTGGATGATGACAGGAACGCCGGCATCGCAGTCGCCTGTGGATGCGTACGGCTTGGCAAAATTAGTCAACCCCGAAGGTGTGCCCAAGTTCTTCACGGCATGGCGCGATCAGGTCATGAACAAGGTAACGATGTTCAAGTGGGCGGCCAAGCTCGATGCCAAGGAAAGAGTACACGAAGCCTTGCAACCCGCAATACGCTACACCAAAGCACAGTGCCTAGACTTACCGCCAGTGATTACCATGACCCGAGAGGTAGCCCTGACACCACAGCAGAAGAAGTACTACGATCTCTTGAAAGAGCGCATGCTTGTGCAGGCCGCAGGGGAAACCATCACGGCAGTCAATGCCGCCGCTGGTGTGAGTAAGCTCTTGCAGATCAGTTGTGGAGCCGCCTACACAGACGACAAGGAAGTGGTTGAGTTTGACTCAGCGCCTAGACTTGCTGTACTGGAGGAGATATTGGAGGAGACTGATCGCAAGGTCATCATCTTTGCTTTGTTCCGAAGCACCATCGACACCATCAGCAGATACCTCACCAAGAAGGGTATTGTCAATGAGTGTATTCATGGAGACATCACACCAAGCAAGCGTGGGCAAACGATCAACCGCTTTCAGACCGAGCCAGACCCTAGGGTATTGGTGATGCAACCCGCGGCATCTGCGCACGGCATCACGCTGACTGCCGCTGACACTGTGGTGTTCTATGGGCCACTCATGAGCGTGGAGCAGTACATCCAGTGCTGTGCCCGTGCTGACCGCAAGGGGCAAGACTCAGACAAGGTAACTGTGATTCACATTCAGGGTAGCCCGATTGAGAAGCGCATGTTCCATGTACTGGAAGGTAAAGTTAGTGACAACACACTTCTTACCGATATGTTCGAAACTGAAATTAAATCTTGAAAGGGGTATTGCAACGATTAAATTTACATGTACACTGTCCAACCTTAGACAAATAATTAAACAGGAGAAGCAATGGAAGAAGAAGCCGTACCGTTAGACAAGCTGGTAAAAATCTACCGCAAGCTACGTACACGCATGACCGAACTGACCCAAGCGTACGACACACAAGCTGAAGTACTCAAAGGCCAACAGGACGAGATCAAGAATGCGATCAAAGAGCAGATGAAGGCCATGGGGGTCACATCTGTACGCACTACCGAGGGCACGGCAGTTATGTCCGTGAAGACTCGTTACTACACACAAGACTGGGACTCGTTCAAGAAATTTATGATCGAGCATGAGGCCGTGGACTTGTTAGAAAAGCGAATTGCGCAACTCAACATGGCGCAGTTTTTGGAAGAAAACCCCGGGGTCGTACCGCCCGGTCTGAATTCAACATCTGAGTTCGACATCTCTGTACGCAAACCAACTTAAATGGAAAACAAAATGAGCAATATTGCAATGTTCAATCCCTCAAACGTTCCTGCTTTCGCTAAGAACGCAGAACTTTCTGCCACAACTTTGGCTTTGGCCGGTGGCGTTAACACCAGTGCTGGCATGAAGCGCGTCTCCATCAAGGGTGGCGTGTTCCGGCTGTTGTCTGGTGGCAAGGAGATCGCATCGATTGAAGACCGCCACTTGGATGTGATCGTGGTCAAGGCGGCTCCCAAGGTCAGCCGTATCTTCTACGCGGGCTCCTACGACAAAGACGCGGCTGCAGCCGCCCCTGACTGCACCTCTGCTGATGGCGAGAAGCCCGATGCAGGCGTGAAGAATCGTCAGTCCGCAAGCTGTACCACATGCCCACAGAACATCGCTGGGTCTGGCAATGGTCAAAGCCGTGCCTGCCGTTACCAACAGCGCTTGGCTGTGGTCTTGGCTAACAACCCATCAGGTGATGTCTTGCAGGTCACACTGCCTGCTACATCCATCTTTGGCAAGGAAGACGGCGAGAAGCGCCCACTGCAAGCCTACGCTCGTTACATGGCGGCTCAGACTCCTCCTGTCAACTTGGATGCCATCGTGACCCGTATGAAGTTCGACACCAAGGCTGAGTCACCCAAGCTGATCTTCGCCCCTGTGCGTTGGTTGACTAATGACGAGTACGTAACAGCCGTTGAGCAGTCCAAGTCCACGGACGCTGAGAAGGCCGTGGCCATTACCCCTGCCGCCGCTGATGGCGTTAGCACCCCTGCTCCGTTGGCTATTGAAGGCAAGCGCCCCATGGGGGAGATGATGGAAGAAGACGAAGACGCCGCGATCGCGGCTGAACGTGCCAAAGCCGCCAAGCCCAAGAAAGCCAAGGCCGTTGAGGTCGAGGCCGAAGAAGAACCCGAAGTGCGCAAAACCGCAACCAAGGTTGAGTCCGTCCCAGTTAAGAAAAACAAGCTGGCCGACATCGTTGCTGATTGGGACGATGAGTAACTAAATCGGGGGGAACGCTGTGCAAAGGCTTTTTTAGCTTGCAGACGAGCAGTTAGTACCCCCACCTATACACATGGCCTACTCACAAAAAATCATTGACGAAGTAGCGAAGACACCCAAGTCTCTGGGCAACCAGCTTGGGCGTTGGGCGATCCACCATGACTTTCCGGTCACGAAGATTGCCTATGCGCTTGGCGTCTCTCGACAGACTGTCTACAACTGGTTTACAGGCACGGAAGTGTTTGTGGCCTATCGTGACCGCGTCGAATTCTTAACTCACATAATGAAGACCTCTCACTCAGCAGAAGAGGCATGGAGAAAAATATGTACGGAATACAACCTCAATCCCTCACCACGCAAGAACTGATTCGATTCGCCGAAGACATGGTGCACACGCCTGAAGGCTTGCCCAAGAACTGGCAGAGGGAGTTACTCAGCCGCCTTGCGGGTTACCCAGTCATGGAACGCCCCGCCACTACAGACGCACGACAACTCGAACTCTTCTGACCGCAAGGACTTAAATGACTCCGCTTGAGTTTTTAGCGGTTGTTCTGCCGCCGCCAGAATTTGGTCGGTATTGCGTAGCAGAACTTACTAGGACGAAAGAGCATGTGTTTGTTGACGCGCTCGATCAGACAACAGTGCCAATTAAAGGTTGGCACGACAGCAAACTGGATGTTTACTTTGCCTTGGCTACCTTTGGCACGGAAGACAACCGACAAGCCGTAAACGCAAGGTTCGTAAAAGCCCTGTTCATTGACATGGACGGGTACGCATCGAAGAAAGATGCCGCCCTTGCGCTTAATGCGTTCTTGGAGAAGACGGGCTTAGATGCCTTGGGTACGCCCTATGTGGTGGGTTCTGGTGGCGGCTTGCACTGCTACTGGCCACTGACTGAGGCTGTGCCTATCGAGTCTTGGAAGCCTGTGGCCGAGAACTTCAAACGCCTGTGCAAACAGGAGAGCTTGGCTATCGACATGACTGTGACGGCAGATGCCGCCCGCGTCTTGCGTGTGCCCGGCACTACCAACTTCAAGAAGAAGTACGCAACACCGCGCCCTGTGCGCATACTGTCTGAGGGTGACATCTTTAGCTTCGACATACTGGCCGAGTTGATTCGTGACAAGCTTGTGGGCTCTGTGTACGAGACGCAGGCCGTGCCGAAGCTAGAGTTGGCGGGTACTCGCCCCTCTGCCGCCCCTGTGTCAACAACCAGTGTCAAACTCTTTGAAAACAGCGTAACCAAGTTCAAACCAATTTGGCTGGCCACGCAAAACGCAAAGGGCTGCAACCAGCTTGCGCACTACGTTGAACACGCAACCGAAGAAGGCATGGAGCCA